TTAAGGCTTTATTGGGATTATGTTAGAAAAGGTTTATTAAAGATTTTAAGTAAGACTCCTGAGGGGTGGATTCCTGAGGATGTATATGTAGAATGTTTCAATAACAAGGCTCTTTTATGGGCTTTCTCGCAGGACAACCGAATAGTAGGTTTCTCGGTTCTGCAACCCCAAGGTGACAATCTACATATATGGTGTGCTTATTTTGAGCATAATCTTGATCCATGTTGGCAGGCTATATTAGATATAGCAAATGCTGGTGGAGCAAAGACAGTAACTTTTGAGTCCCATCGTAAAGGTTGGGATGTAGTAGGTAAAAAATTAGGGTTTAGACCTAAAAAATGGATAAAGGATATTTGATATGAGCGCAATTGGTAATGTAATAGGCGGATTATTTGGGGGTAGCGGTGGTCAGCAAGTAGACCAAAGAACTACAACTACAACCAATACAATTGATCCAATGCTCAAGCCTTATGTAGAGTTTGGTCTAGGCGAGGCAAGACGCTTATACGATGCGCCAGGCCCAGGATACTTCCCAGGTCAGACCTATGTTGGCCCTTCAGGAGCTACTTTATCAGCGTTCCAATCAGCAGAAAACAGAGCAACTGCTGGTAGCCCATTACTAAGGGCAGCACAAGCCGAGAACTTGGCTAATGTACAGGGTCAATACCTAGGTGGAAACCCTTTCTTTCAAGGCGCATTTAACCCTGCTGCCAAGGCTGCTCAACAATCATATTACGATGCCATCCAAAATGTAACATCTAAAGCCGCTAGTGCTGGTCGCTATGGCTCTGGTGCTTATGGTCAGCTAACAGATCGTGCCGGTGGCACTTTTGCTAATGCACTTACTGATACTGCTGGCAAACTAGCCTATCAGAATTATGCAGATGAAAGAACAAGACAGGCTGCTGCTACTGCTGCTGCACCTGGCATGGCAGAGGCAGATTACGGAGATATTCAGAAATTATTATCTTTAGGTCAGGGCAGAGAAGGCTACGAACAAACTGCATTGCAAGATCAGATCAATCGTTATAACTACGAGCAAAATCTTCCACAAGCTAAATTAAGTTCATATTTAAGTGGTGTATATGGCGCACCTAGCGGTGGTGTTTCTACATCTAATCAGCCTATCTACTCCAACCCAAGCCAACAAGCCTTTGGAAATCTGCTTGGACTTGGTGGCACATCTGCGTTGCTCTATAGCGCATTTGGGAAATAATTATGACACTATCATTTTTAGATGATCTTTTACGAGGTATCGGAAATTTTGGTGCTGATACTGATAAATTTATGAAGCGTGAAATGCCATTTGATTCTGGATGGGGTGCGCCTGCTGCTGCTGTAGCTGCATACTTTGGTGGCCCTGCTGTTTTAAGTGCATTAGGCGAAGGTGGTGCTGCTAGTCTTGGAGCAGCCGAAGGAACTGGAGCTGCTGCTGGTGGCGGTGGAATGTTAAGCTCATTAGGCGGTAGTGGCGGTGCTTTTGGTGGCGAGTTGTTTCAGTTAGGCGGTGCTGGTGCTGGTGCTGGTGGAGAAGGCGCATTGGGATTAGGTGGTATGAATGGTTATCTATCTAGCCTTGGTTTAGAAGGTGGTGGATCATTTGCTGGTCAAGGGGCTTTTCAACTTCCTGCATCTGCTTACACTCCAGAATACTTAAATATGCTTGCTGATTATCAAGGCGTAGATGCTGGCAATGCAAGCTATTTAGATAGATTGATGGGCAATACAGAGCAAGGTCTATATAAACAAGAAGGGCTTGCAAAACAAGCGTCAGCACAAACTCCAGCAGATATGCTAAAGAAAAGGGCGCAACAAAGCGCACTAAGTCAGTTATCAAAAGGCGGTTCTGCTATGCAACAACAAGGACAGCAATCACCACAGATGCAAGTACCACAAGCAATGATGAGCAGAGGGCAACCAGTAAATACAACTGCTGCATTACTCTCTTTATTGCAAGAAAAAGAAATGTTAAGACAACCAAGAATATCTTTAATCTGAGGCAAACATGGCACTAATTCCATCCTATTACGAAGGCTTACTATCAGAAGATGATATGTCATCTTTGCGTAACCAAGCATTAGCATCTGGGTTATTGGGTGCTGGTAGAGCGTTTGCTCAAGCTGGTGCGCCATCTTTAATGCCACAGGCTAGTGGTTTTACTAATGCCTTTTCAAACTTTCAAGAAGGCTATCAAGGCCAATTAGACTCTGCATTAAACAATATGCTTAAAGCTACTCAGGTTCAAGAGCTAGTGCGTAAGCAAAAAGAAGCTCAACAATTAAAACAGTTGTATGCAAGTGCAGCAACTCCTAAGTATCAAACAGTACCAAGTACACAAGTTGCTATTCCTTCAGAGGTTGGCCCTGCTGTAACTGGTGCTCCAGAATCTCAAAAGCTAGTAGGATACGACTACGATTTAACTAAGATTATTCCTATGCTACAGGCTAGTGGTAATTTTGGTGCTATCAAAGATATTGCTGAAAGCACTAAATCTTTGCGTCAGTCTGGCCTTATGAGTGGCGGTCAAGCTCCTAGCCCATTTGCTGCTTATGCACAAGCCACAAGCCCACAAGTAAGAACATTGGCTAATCAGTTAGAACAAGGCTTTAAAACTGGTGTCATTGATGAAGAAACTGCTTATAAGCGTTTAGATTCATTAGCAAGGATGGAAGATTCTTTTGTTAGCCGTCAAATTGCATCTGGCGAAAGAGCAGATAGACAAGCTCAAGCTGCTGCTGATAGAGAATTAAGACGAGCAGAAGGTAGAAAACCTACTGAGGCAGAACAAAAAGCTGCTGGATTCGCACAGCGTATGGAATTATCAGACCAATTAATTAAAGACATAGAAAGCAAAGTATATACACAACAAGCGGCAGGAAAAGATGTTGGAACAATGTATCCAACAGCTAGAACTCAAGCATTAGGAAATGTTCCTTTAGTTGGTGGATATTTAGAAAATATTGGTAGCTCTACTCAACAGCAGTTATATAAACAAGCTCAAGAAAACTGGGTTCGTGCAAATCTGCGTAAAGAATCAGGTGCAGTAATTGGCACAGATGAAATGAAAGATGAGATTAGAACTTATTTCCCACAACCAGGGGATAGACCAGAGAAGATTGCACAAAAACAATTAGCAAGACAAGTAACTCAAAACGCAATGAAAACTGCTGCTGGCGCATCTTATGTTCCATTTGATATAAAACAGTTTAAAAAAGATAGAGAGTTAGAATAATGGCATACGAAAAGTTTGAAAAAGTTATTCGTAATGTAGATAAATTATTAGCTAATCCTGATGTTAAGCCAACAGAGATTAATCAATATTTGAACGCAGAAGGCTATACAGCATCTAGATTTAAGAGTGCTGCTGAAAATTATTCTAAGGCTAAAGGCGCAACTTCTACATATGGAAATATTGAAGCTGGTATTCAAGGTCTAACATTTGGATTTGGCGATGAGTTTGAGGCGGTCATTAAGACCCTTAAAAACAAAAGACCATACGAGCAAAACTTAGCTGCGGTTCAATTTGCTAAACAAGAATTTGAGGCAGAAAAGCCTTATCAAGCTATGGCATCTGAGATCGCTGGTAGTTTGCCGGTGGCGTTTGCTGCTGGTAAAACTGCTGTACAACTAGCTGGTAAATCTCCACAAGTTGCAAATCTATTATCTAAGATTCCATCTAGCTTTAGCACAGTAGCAAGCACATCTGGAGCTGGTGCTATTGGTGGTGGATTAACTGGTGCTGGTACTGCTCAAGAAGGCGAAAGAATGGCAGGAGCAGAAAGGGGCGCAATACAAGGGGCGGTCTTAGCCCCTGTAGTCCTTGGTGGAATGAAGGCTGGTGGTGCAACTACTAAGGCTGTTGCTGAAAAGTTAGGAATACCTGATTTAACTAAAAACATTGTTGAGGCTACAAAAGACATTCCTATTGTTAGAGATATTACAGGCAAGACTGCTGAATTTTTTGGTATGAGTGGTGATGCTGTACAGCGCAAAGCAGACACTAAAATTATCCAAGCTCTACAAAGAGATAGCCTAACATTGCCAGAGATCAAGTCTGCAATGGAGCAGATTAGATTATCAGGATATAAACCAGAAACCATTATGGAGTTTGGCGGAAAAGCCACTAAACAACTAGGAGAAACTGTTGCAAGCTATCCTGGCGCAAGAGTTGTGGCTGAGAACTTAGCAGAGGAGCGAAAAGCTGGAGCAGGCAATCGCATCCTTACAGACTTCCAGCAAGCATTTAAGATCAATAAAGATCCAATGGAGATCGCAGACGATATTATTAAATTAAGAAATGCTGCCTCTAAACCTTTATATGATGCTGCTTATGCAAGTCCTGTATCTATTGGCAGTAAGACTATAGACAATATTATGATAGACCCTGCATTTCAAAGCGCATACGCTAGGGCTAACAGAATTGCTACTAGAGAAGGTTTCCCATTAGCTCCATTAAAGCCAGAAGGCAATACTTTTGACCTTAAAACAATTGACTATGTTAAGCGTGGTATAGACGATGAAATCAATTGGAGCAAAACTCCTGCATCTGGTCTAGGCAAAGATGAAGTTAATTCTCTTAAAAATATTCGTGGCAAGTTTATGAGTGAAGTAGATAGTCAAGCCCCTACTGAATATAAGCAAGCTAGACAAGCATTTGGCGGCCCTACACAAGTATTTGATGCTATAGAAAATGGCAGAGGATTCTTTGATATTGATGCTCGCACACTTAAAAAGACTTATGACTCATTAAATCCAGCAGAAAAAGATGGTTTTGCTATTGGTGCTTATGATGCTATTCGTACTAAGATTCAATCAGGTGCAGATGGTATAGATCAAATTAAGCGTACATTTGGATCACCAGAGAAACGAGATCAAATTAAGGTTCTAATTGGTGATGACGCTTTCAAAAACCTAGAACTGCAATTAGGCAGAGAAAAGGCTATTCGCTCTACCGACATTCAGATCACAGGTGGCAGCCCTACTCAACGCAGAACAGAGGCAGCCAGAGAATTTGAGGGTAGTACAGAGTTAGTTCCACAGATGGCAGAAAAAGGACTTGTAAAGGGTGGCATGGATTACCTATTGCGCTCAGTTACAGGCCCAGGTACTAGAACTGCTGAAAGACTAGCCCCAGACTTATTTTCTGTAGACCCTGCACAACAAGCAAAAGTAATAGATCGTTTAAAATTACTCGATGAATATTTACGCAATCAAGCATTACAACAACAAGTAGGTGCTGGTGTTGTTGCTCCTTCTCTATTGGAATAAAAAATGGCAAAGACAAAGATTTCAGAATTTGATAGCAATCCAGCTAACAATACGGATATAGACAGTATTAACATTGCAGAGGGCTGCGCTCCATCTGGCATTAATAATGCTATTCGTGAGCTAATGAGTCAGTTAAAAGACCAACAGACAGGCGCATCAGGTGATAACTTTACTGTAGGTGGAAACCTAGCGGTAACAGGAACCTCTACTTTTACAGGAAATTCAACTTTTTCTGGAACTTCTGCTGTTGTAGGGACATCAACAGCAGGATCGTTTAGTGGTGCTGGAACTGGTTTAACTGGTACTGCATCAAGCCTATCCATTGGCGGAAACGCTGCTACTGTAACCAATGGTGTTTATACAACTGGAACACAAACTATTGCTGGAGCAAAAACATTTAGTTCAACAATTACAGGAGATATTTCTGGTAATTCTGGAACTGTAACTAATGGTGTATATACAACTAATTTTACTGGCAGCAATCAGTCAATAACGGCTAATGGTTGGCAAAAAATGCCGGGCGGGTTAATTATTCAATGGGGAAAAGTAGTTGCTGCTGCTGGAAATACAACAACAGCAGTTACCTTCCCTTTAGCGTTTCCAAATGCAGTTTTTTCTGTAGTTTCTACTGTTGAAGGTGATACAAATACAGGAGATACTGCTAATCTTGGAGCAATAAAAACAAATGCCATTACAACATCTACATTTAATTTAGTTTATTCTGATGATGTAACATCAACATCAATAAGATGGTTTGCTGTTGGATATTAAAACTATGTCAAATTTTAATAAAAAGAAACCAACCACTAAAAAAGTAGCAACTAAAAAAATTGTACGAAAGAAAGCGTAATCATGGCTAACCTAACAGAAAAAGAGATTGAGGATATTGTTGAAAAGGTAACGGAGAGAGTTATCGAGAATGTCTATACCTCAGTTGGTCGCTCAGTAGTTACTAAACTCTTTTGGACTGTTGGCGTTGCAGCAATAGGCGTTGTTACCTATCTTGCTGGCGTTGGTCATATTAAGATTGGTAGTTAAATGATTCTAGAAACCATTATTGGCGCATTAGTCCCAGTAGGAATTGATGGGATTAAAAGTTTAATTGGAATGTTTACAGGCGGTGTAAAGCCTATTTCTGTAGACGAGCAAATTAAGCTAGACAATAACGAAATAAACAAGCTAGAAGCCATTGCAAAGCTCGATAATCCGTATGGCGTACCTAGCCAATGGGTAATAGATCTAAGAGCTTCTAGTCGCTATTTAGGCGCATTGTTTGTCATTGTTGTTGGTATTAGCACATTGTTTCTGCCTGTTGCTCCTGAGATCCAAAGAATCGGTATTGAGGCTGCCAACATTGCTTTTGGGTTCTTATTCGGTACACGCATTATGGCTAATCTAAAAAAATGAGTTTTGCTAAATGTTTAGAGCTACTATTAAAGTCTGAGGGTGGTTTTACAGACGATGTTCGTGATCCTGGCAATAAGCTGCCAGACGGCAGACCTGGCTGTACCATGCTTGGAGTTACACAAGCTAACTGGGAATCCTTTGTAGGCCATCCAGTTACGCACAACGACATGAAGGCACTAACGCATGAAACAGTCGGAAACTTCTACAAATCGAAATATTGGAATCCTTGCTATTGCGATGTTCTTCCCAACGGCCTTAATTATTTGCTATTTGATTTTGGTGTCAATGCTGGCCCAGGAAGAAGTGTCAAACTATTTCAACAAGCTATTGGCGTTGTTCCTGATGGCGTTATCGGCCCTAGAACAATGGCTCTGGTTACCGAATCTGACGCAACCAATCTTATAGAGAAATTCTCCACAGAGAAAGAATCGTTTTATAGGGGTTTAAAGACCTTTCCTATATTTGGTAAGGGTTGGCTTAACCGAGTGCAAGAAGTCAAGCATATAGCCCTAGATATGGCTAAAAACAGCTAGAATGGATCTGTTAAATCCACATACTTAAAATGACCAACAGGGACATCAAAAAAGAACTCGCCACTAGGCACTTCCCTATTCTTGACCTCTACCAATGGACACTCTTTCACCAACTTTGCTTTCATCCAATACGCATGACTTAAGTCGTGAGTTAGTGCAAAAAATAGAACAGGGCGATCTTGCTGAAATAATTTTGCTTTGCGATGGGCTATATGGATGGTGGGATGGTGGCAAAAGCTCCAGCTCCGTACTTCAACTTCAACAAAGCCAACTAGATTACCTTCTCTGTAAGCGATTAAATCAACTCCATAGACATTAGGGTTTTCCCTACACTCTAGTCCCCACTTCATCTTCATCCAATCCGTTACAGCTTTTCTAGCCGGTGGATCGTACTTATCGTGCAACGCTTGGTCAAAGCGTTTGCCTGCATAATCGGAAGGGTGCAGGCTCTCCTTCGTGAAGGTTAATGCCGATCTCATCTGTAACATTTAAAAGGGTACTTCGTCATCCTCGATGGTATGCTTTGGCATCTCATCGCTACCACGAGGTTTAAAGTTATCCTTTGGTGCTTTTTCTTTGCCGATTGATCCAGAAAAGAACTTACCATTTTTGCCATCTTTTAACCAGGCGTTAAGGTAGTGCTCTTTTCCATTAATCATTACTGATCCAGCGTAATCAGGATGCGTATCTTTTTCCTTACGATTATTCTTGAACAGACTAAAATTTCCTTCTTTCATTTCATAGGCCATTATTTTCTCGCTTTCAATTTAGTTAATGTATCTTCGACCTCGCTTAAGAACTTCTCTACTTCTACTTCCATTGCCTTGATATACTCCTCATCCCTTTCAAGGCGCACTACAAACAGTTGCAAGTCATCTGGTAGCCTAGGGTCAAATGATACGAAATCGCACCACTTAGCCCCTGTTACTGCCATCTGGCATTGCATCTGAGGGATATACTTTGCTGGCGGTTTATCATCCGTCAAATACTCAATATGCGTACTGCTATTGGGACATTTAATTTCAATGATCCCCTCTCCCACAAGCCCGTCTGGGCTACATCCAAAATACTTAATTGTAAGGTGATCTATAAATCCCACTTGTTCTACAAAGTTACCTTTTGCAACCTCATACGCTACTCTAGCTAGAGGCTCGGTCTTTGTTCCCCATTCCATTGCAGCATTAGTAAACGACTCTCCTGGCAATCCTGTAAGCCTTTGGACTACCAACTCAGTCCGATAGTTCTTACGACTTGCAGACTCCCCAGACTTACCCTTAGATAACACATCTGCCATACGACTAGCAGTTACTTTTCCTAATCTAAGTTGATGCCAGGCATCTGTCCCCTGCTCTACTGCTACCCTATCTTCTGTTGTGAAGGTGGTCATTCTTTGGCCCTTGCAAGTTCTTTTAATGTATCTGCTAATGTTGCTACATTTTCAGCAGCTTTAGCAGCCTGCTCATAGTTGTTTTTTATTTGGTAGTTATAGTAACTTTTAAGAGTCCGATTAATTTCTATATAAACTTCTGAGTAATCTGTCATGTTTTTTTGCTATTCGTAGTTAGTTTCTGTGCCGTTGCTGGGTCGCATCGGTTCTTTTTCTGCATTGTTTCCATGTAATCTTTTGTGCAATCATCACAAATATTGACTACCTCTTGGGCATGATCTCTTAGATACAACCAAGCCTTGTAGTCCCATCTCGATGAGTAGCATAAAGGATACCATTCACTCGTCATCGTGCATTGGCTCTTGCTCTGGGTGGACAATAAAATCTATGTCCTCTAATTCGCTCATCTCCCATTTGCGAGAAAACTCAGCAGATAAGGCATCAATCGCAGCGTTCCATCCTAGCATGAAATACTCTTGTGGATGGTATACCGGCTCAGATAAACTATTGAAAGCCTCAAGACATTTTTTATTAATCACTTTCGTTTTCTCCATTGGTAAACGGCAGCATCATTAAGGATTATCTTTTTGGGATGATCATCTAAAGTTCTAGTAAATGTGGCCCTAAAGTCTGTCCACTTTTTCTTGTAGAACTCTTGCTCACTAGCTGGTACATAACCATAATGCTTTTTCCAGCGCAAAGTTATATCTGTAGAGCTAGGGGTATAAATATAATCGTTAAGGTTTTTTTCCATAATGTTTTTCAGCCTCTCGTTTTAAACAAACTTCACATTTCCATCTACTCGTTTTATTAACCTTTACCAGCTTAAAACTATGAGCTGGTCGTAAAACCTGGCAACTAACACACCACCTTGTTTCCATCCCAACCTTCCTTTAAATAGCCAAACTCTGACGCATCGCATACGGCTCTGGTATCTAAACACACATCGCATTTATCCACCCATATCCTATATTGGTGATCTTTTGGTTTATGAACTCCCCAAGTGCTGCCACAAGGGGAACAAACATTATCAGGCTGCTCCTGTGCTAGTTTCATTGAATTGGGCTTTCATTTCGTTATAAGCGTTGGTGACAGCAGCAGTTTGTGTGGGTTTACCTTGGTACTTCTTGTATAATTTAGCAAAGGCCACCTTGAGTTCGGCAGGGCTTTTACTTGCCTGTATTTCCTTTATATCGGGTATTAGCGCATCTTCTGTATCTACATCATCCCAAAGATCCTCGCCCACATATAGGCTCAATCCAAGACCATGTAAGGCAATTGCTTTAGCCAGGCAACGCTGCATAGCAGTATTAACTGCAAACGCATCTGGATTAGGTACGGCTTTATTTCGATAGTCCATGACCGGCAACTGGGCAGTCATAGACTTGCCAAAAGCACTAACTGTACAAAAGACCATTACTGTATCGCCAAACGCTACAGGCTGACCATAAGTCCATGTAGCCAATGGGTCGTGTTGTAACAATGTATCAACGGCCCATGCCCAGCTCAGATAACTAAGATTGTTTTTCTTTTCAATCTTATCTGATACATCTACATTCCTAAGTTCTAAATATGTGCTCATCTTAATTCCTTAAATGTTATCTTCTACTTCACGAGTTGTTCTATCTTCCCAATATGTATAAAGGGTCGAGGATAATACTAAACCAGCTTCATCTGTTTTGCCTTGGGACAGCAAGGTAGCTAATGTAGGCAAGCACTTAATCAAGCCATCATCGTATATTGCTTCACGAATGTTATCTTCTGAATACGGATAGTTATCATTCCTAAGCTCGTAATCAATGCGCTCTTGGATTTCCTCTGCATCATTGTCATCTTCTGGCTCGTAATACGAATCATTGTTATACATTATCTTCTCCACGAATTATTAAAGTTGTTTAAGAATAAGAACGCTGGTGGGTTTTGCATAGGACAATCATTTGTCTGATAGCAAGGGGTCTGACTTACCACGCTAGTCTTATACTGCTTGATTGGGATTGGTGTAAAGGTTGGCATTGATGAACAGCCAACCAATAGAGTTGATAGGATCATGGCAATAGCTTTCATAATGTATACACCCCAATACGAAAGCCATAAGTAATGAGAACTACTGCTGCTATAAAGAATCCTAGCAAACCACCTAGTAGAATATCTTTCATGTTTACTCCTTCACGAGTGTTAAAAAGAACTGCATGGATAAATATTAATCTACAAATGTAGAGATTTTTCACCTTTGTAAAAATATATTTTAAGTGTTGCTTTTTTGCACAGTTTTTAGATGGTGTAGAATAAAATGTCTACAAAGGAGCATATATGAATACTGTTGTAAATACCCCACAAACAAGTTCATTTGACAGGCTGATGGCTGAATTTGGCACGATCAAGACCTTATGCGAAAAGATTGGCGTGAAGTATGTAACGGCCTATGCCTGGAAGATGCGTAACGGCATCCCTAAGAAGTGGCACAAATCTATCATAGAGGCATCTGAAGGCAGACTGACAGAGAACGACCTTGGCTAGTCAAAATGTCCGTACTGTGGCTCTTATGGAGTCTAGGGGCTATATGTGCGATGTGGTAGAAAGTTATAACGCTTTCACAAAGCGCAAGAAAGACCTATTCTCTATCTTTGACATCTTGGCTATTGGCAATGGAGAAACAGTAGGCATCCAGATCACCAGCAAATCCAATATGTCATCTAGGATTAAGAAGATTAGTGAATCAGATTTCTTACCGGAGCTAGTGCGATCTAACTGGAAGATACTGGTGCTAGGATGGTACAAACTGCCGAATGGAAGATGGGCTTGCAAAGAGTTTGAGTTCTGATGTAAGATGTAATTTCCTATTTCGAGGCTCTAACGACATACCAGGGAATAGGAAGATTAGTGCTACTGGGGGTAAAGGATGAAACAGCACAAAGTAGGTGGCGAAGCCAGAGCCTACTCCTTGTAAGTCTGGCGGGTTCTGTAACTCCGATTGAGCACAGATGAAGGCGATCCTAGGTAGGCTAGGTTCGTTCACCGAAAGAGCAGTAACCTTACTAAAGACTAAGGTATAAACAATGTATATACATTGATACTTAAACTTTACAAAAACCTATGTTTGTAAAGAACAAGAAACATTATTGTAAAGTCTGAGCCGTATTTTCTACATTTACGGCTCACAAAACACTTGCATCAACTTAGATTTGTAGATTAGTATGTATTTATGAAACAAATTAAAAAGTCTATGTTTAATCTTTGTGCCGATGCCCATAGTTGTTTTCCTACCTGGCAAAAGAAACCCCTTAAAGTTGATTGGCTTAAAGATCGAGTTCTCTATAGAGGCATAACCAATATGGGCGAGATCATCTGTACGCCTGTTTACTTTTCAACTGATGAGTATAAGACTGCATACATCATGGATGCTATTACCGGCACTTGCTACAAAGGTAGTAAATGTTGCACATCTGACAACCTTCAGCTTTTATCCTATAAGCCAGAGCTGGGGCTAGACAAAGAACTTTTATCCATGCGTAATAACAAAACACTAGGAGTCTAAATATGTGGCTGCAAGAAAGGTCTTGGCAAAGATTAAAGATAGCAAAGTGGATAGGTACAACTCTATGTCTAATCGGCATATTCCTTACTTCTTTTAACATCTTTCCACTTAATATTTACTTTGGTCTATTAGGTAGTGCGGTCTGGGCTTTAGTTGGTATATACCAAGAAGATATACCACTATTTGTTGTAGAGTTTGTAGCAGTTTTATTCTATGTTGCAGGTGCATATTACTCGTGAAGGAGCAATAATGTTTGATGAATTTTGGAAGTTATACCCAAGAAGGGTAGCAAAAAAGGCAGCACAAAAAGTATGGTTAAGAATGACTAAACAAGAGCAAGAAGATTGTATTGAGGCTCTGCCAAACCATGTTGCGTATTGGAAACTAAAGCAAACTGAGATGGATTTCATTTGTCATCCAAGTACATTTTTGTCGCAGGGCCGATGGGAAGATGAGCTAGACATGGAAGTTAAGAAAGCTAAAAAGCCTGAGTTGCCTTGGTATAGCTCAGAAGATGCAACAATAAAAAAAGCTCAAGAGATAGGAGTCCAGGCTTATGCTGGAGAAGGATGGCAGCAATGGCGAGCAAGGATCAGCCAACGCATTAAGCAGCTTGAGGAGCAGTTATGAACAAGGTCTATTTTGGAGATTGCAGAGATTCCATGCGCCAAATGGCAAAAGAAGGCATAAAAGTGCAAACTTGCATTACTAGCCCACCTTATTACGGATTGCGTGATTATGGAACTGCTATTTGGGTTGGTGGTGATATTAATTGCGACCATGTAGAAAAAATACAAGCTCATGGTGGAGAAAGAGCAAATCGTGACCAAACAAGTCAAATTTTTAAATTCAAAGGTATTTGTAAAAAATGTGGTGCAAAAAGCGAAGATTTGCAAATAGGTAACGAACAAAATCCTAAAGAATTTATTGATAATTTAGTAGAAGTTTTTGCTTGCGTTTGGGATTTGCTTGAAGATAATGGAACACTTTGGGTAAATCTTGGTGATAGTTATTACAATTACAGACCAGGCAAAGGGCAAAGAGTTGTTGCAAATTCAATAGCTAGTCAAAAAGCATCTGAATTTGAACATAGCGCAAAGCGTGGAAATAAATTAGAAGGTTACAAAGAAAAAGATTTAATGGGTATGCCTTGGAGATTAGCATTTGCTTTACAAGACTTTGGATGGACATTACGACAAGACATTATTTGGCATAAACCAAATCCAATGCCAGAAAGTGTTACAGATAGATGCACAAAATCTCATGAATATATATTTCTTTTAAGCAAAAAACCTCATTATTATTTTGATTACCAAGCCATACGAGAAGAAGGTGTAATTCCAGAGGGAACAAAAGCTGCTAAAGGAAGTGAGGAAAGACAAAATCAAAAAGGCGTTAATTCAAGACCACCAGAATATAAAATTTATGATGGCATGAGAAATAAGCGTGATGTATGGACAATTAATACAAAACCTTATTCTGGGGCGCATTTTGCTGTATTTCCACAAGAGCTTGTTGAGCCAATGATTCTAGCTGGTAGTAAAGTAGGAGATATTGTTCTTGATCCATTTTTTGGTAGCGGAACAACTGGGCAAGTTGCACAAAATTTAGGAAGAAAATGGATTGGATGCGAGCTAAACCAAGATTACGAGTCATTACAAAATGAAAGACTCAAACAACAAGGACTTGAACTCGTCTGAAGAATGGCGTAAAGAATGTGAGGCTAGAGAGCTATTAACATGGCCTCTAGCTAAACGCAGAAAACAACTAGACCTAGTAGAGCAAAAAAGAGGATGGCAAGCCAGGCTAGAATTACAAGATGAAATGGAAAGATTATGGAAATTAGCCCGAACAAAGCAGTCGAGTTCATCATCAAGCAATCAGGAGTCTTTGCAGCAGCCAAAGCAAATAGAACTTATATAGAGAACTATCTGCGATCTGCTAAAAGCCGTCTTATGCTGGAATCTACGGCATCTAGCATTGCTGCTAAAGAGATGGAAGCCTACGCTACAGATGATTATGTAGAACTCTTACAAGGGTTAAAAGAGGCAGTAGAGGTAGAAGAAAAGTTAAAATGGCAACTGATAGCAGCTCAAGCAAGAATAGAAATATGGCGCAGTCAAGAGGCTACTAATCGTACTATAGATAGGGCTACTCAATGAGTGATCTGCCTTACTATATTGGTTTATTTATTATGGCTGCTACTTTAGTTTCTATATGGCTTGCTATTAATGGCAACTAAAAATGAAAAGATCGCACTTAACAAGATTGCCGAACTCGGATGTATTCTCTGTTCCGAAGTCCTTGGGTTTGAAGGCACTCCGGCAGAACTCCATCATGTGCGTAGGTATGGAGCTAAACGGGCTACATCCCCTGTCCTTGCATTATGTCCAGAGCACCATCGGAACGGAAATGATAGTATTCACAGATTGGGTGTCAAGTGTTTTGAAAGTCAATGGGGAATTACCTGTGAGGAGTTATTGGAGCGACAAAACGAAAGACTTGGAAAGGAAACTAAGTGATCGAAACAAATAAAATTATTAATGAGCTAATAGACTTGTATACAGGCAAGATCATGACAAAAGAAGAAAATGAAATCTTGTATAGAACTGTAAAGCTAATTAGGGATTTAGAGGATCAGGCTAAGTTGTACAAGTCTTTATTGTCTAATCAGACAATGGATGGTGGAAACCACTAGAGTTCAAGGGGATCAAATCCTAGTTCATTGGCTACTATCTTGCAACGAGTTCTAAATGGCTTGCCATGCTGAGTCCATTTGTTTCCCTCTTGCCTATGAAAGCTCATGTGTACCATTTCATGCGCTAGGGTAGTAAGCATAGTGTAGTAATGCCCACATCTACCAGACGATATAGTAACTGTATGCTCATAATCTTCCCCAGTATCGTATAGATAAGTTCCCATTACCTCTGGGTCTGGGGTAACAATAAATTCAATCTCCTCTGGCAACGGCATCTTCCATTTTGTAAATGGATAGCAACAATAAAGAGATGCGTAAAGGTTCTTTACAACCTCAGAATTTAACTTCATACTTTTTGAATTTTTCCTCTGAACTCTACTTCATCTTCTCCCCAGACCCTAACCATTTCGGGCTGAAGTAATTTACTGCGTTCAAATGAAAGCATTACAAAACCACTATTCCAATCTTTAGGGGTATCCTCTGTATAACTAAACTGTTGTCCATTAGGATCAGCTAAAGTTCCTGTTTGAACTCCCCAGCGTGTGCCGTTGTAATCATTAAATGGAATAGCTGAAAGCACATGGGTATGGCCTGTAATCATATTTACCCCAGAATTGACAGCATTGTTTCTGCCGCCTGTCCAGCCACCCTTCCAACGATGCTTAATACAAGTATCCTCGTTTATCCATACGCTCCAACATGGAAGCCACATAGGGAAATAGTCTTTTAGGCTAGTGCCTGGTATACCTTCAAAAGAGGGAAGATTAGCCACAATGTTTGCCTCTAGGCGTTGGTCATGATTTCCCATTGGGAAAAACAATTTAGCACCCTTGGCTACTGACTCAATCTCACCTAAGTAATATTGACAAGCCTCTAATTCCTCTTTCATTGTTGGTAGCTTGCTCCAATCTGTACGAGGGAATCGGCTAATAGATGCACCATCTAGCGCATCACCATTGCACACAACGGCAGTTGGCTTAAACTCTTTAATCATTTCTATAAGGGCTTTAAAAGCAGTAGTAGTTTCATCGGGCCAAAAATGAGCATCAGAAAAGACAATGACACGACCTTTTTCAATGTCCATTCCTCTACGAACATTGCCAGGCGTTTGCTGTATCTTTTTTACATAAGCTGGATTTTGGCTATTAAATGTATCTAATTTGATGCCAAGTCTATTTTCTAAAGACCTACGCCTAGCCATTACATTTCTAATGGCAATACCATTTATTTTGGCAAATTCGCCTGGGCTGCCAATCTTATTCCAAGATTCAATCCATTCTTCATCAGTCAGGTGGTAGCCAGCCATATATGCCTTTGCTTTAAGATATTGAATATAATACAATAAATTAATTAAAATTAAATGACAAACATGGAAAGTCGGCTTAAGAACTGGGCTTGGTATGTTACTTGGGGAGTTATTGGCCCACAGGTAGATACAACTTGTCGCAGTTTTGAAAAGAACTATGTTCCAGAGTTAGGTAATTTATACGCAGACCCAGAGCCACACTATGAGCCAGACCATGTAGATGGTGACCTCATAGAACAAGCAATTAAGGGTTTACCCTTACAGTTAAGGCAAGTGCTTAAGATGAGATATGTAAGCCACCCTTATGCCTCGCTAAATCAATTAGCGCATAATGCTAGAACGACACCACATAAATTAGAAACAGATTTACATAATGCAAAAAAACGACTCCAGCACGAACTGGATAAGAAGTCCAAGTCAAATCACTATCAGAGCTTGTGCAAGGTGCAAGCTCAAAAAAACAACTAAAGACGGAATTATCCAAACATACAACGAAGGAATGAATGAACGATTCGTATGCCAATCTTGCCATAGTAATAGCAACAAAACACGCTAAATGCCTTCCTGTGCTGTTTACATCAATAGATGAGTATGTGCCAGCAGAAGTAACAGTAATCGTTGCTGGGAGCGATCTAGAGTGTTCTAGGCACAATACAATCAATCTGCCTAACAACGGCAATAATTATGGGGAATCCTACAACGATGTAGTGCGTTATGCCTTTGAGATGTTCCCTGAGATTATTGTGGCAAACGATGACATAGTATTAACCCCTAGTAGTTTTGACCTTCTGATTGAGGACAAGATACTACTTTCGCACCACAGTTTAGGTTGGTTATGTAGCCGGTCAGACTATGTGCGTGGGCCACAGAACATTAGAAATGGCGAAGTACGCAACGGAGTTAAGTTTGTAGAAGAAAACCAAATCTTCCAAAGTGATGTGCTTTCTCCATTATTCGGGATTATCTCTAGAGAAGCATGGGTAGACTACAAGCCTATTAATTGGTATTCGGATGACATCCAATGTCTAGAAATCAGAGCTGCTGGATATAACAATTATGTCAGTAGATCGTATGTACACCATGTCGGCAGTCAGACTATAGGCATGGATCACCAAAAGAATGACAGCGAGGCTAGGGCATGGATTCGGGATTCTATGCCAGAATTATATGAGGTATGGTTTGCATGAAATTTACTATATATGCGCCAAGTTACAACGATAAAAGTGGCGGTGCATGGGTTCTACATTTCTTATGCGACCAGCTAAATAAAATAGGATACGAGTCTAAGATATTTATCTACGAGGCTAGTCAGATAGTAAACCCAGAGTTTAATACCCCCATAGGATACTTAGAAGAATCAGTAGTAATCTACCCTGAGATTATCGTAAACAATCCATTAAATGCTACAAAAGTAGTTCGCTACCTACTAAATAAGGAAGGGGCATTACAAAAGCGGATGATTAACTGGGGTAAGACAGACTACCCATTGGCATTTTCTAAAGCCTATAGAGCCGATTGCGAGTCCTTGTTTTATCCTAATTGTGATCTATCTATCTTTTATGATAACGGCTCGGAGCGTACTCAAAACGCTTTCTACATTGGTAAGGGATACTTAACAGGGGATTGCCCTAAGTTAGATTGCTTTGAGATTACAAGAACTTTCCCTTCTACAAAGCAAGAGCTAGCAGAGGCATTGAGAAGGTCTAAGATTCTATTTAGTTACGATGCCCTGTCTGCTACTAATACAGATGCAGCGTTGTGTGGGTGTCTGCCCTATCTTCTACAAAAACCCATGCCAGGACTAGAGAACGCAGAACTAGGAAAGTATTGGGTAGAATCAACAGATGAGGTAGACCAGGCACTAGAGCAGATGTCTACCTTGTATGAAAGAATACAAGTATTACAACAATCTTTCCCAGAACGATTGGCAGATCAAGTTAAAAAAATAGAAAAACACTTTGCCTTGTAGACTGCTTAAAAAAGAGTTAAAATTGTTGTGGGCAAGTTCGCCTTAAATTTCTGCTAATAATATGAAACCACAAAAAACAACGATTATGATCGGCTTGCTTGGTGATAAGCCAAAGATGGGCAAAAAAGAAGAAGGTGGTTTATTGGCAGAGGATAAAAGCTCATGCCCATTAGCCACTCAAGATGCCGACATCAACAAGGGCAACATGAAAAAAGCCATTCTGACAGCCAACTATGGCGAGAAGGGCGATGGCGAAGGCAAGTGCAAAGCCTGTGAATACTTCTGCACACCTAAAGAAATGCCTGATTGTGGATTAGAAAAGACAATGGGCTACTGCGAAATCTACGACTTTATGTGCAACCAAAACAACGGATGCGATGCCTGGGAAGCCATTGGTAAAGAAGAAGAAATGGAGATGGAAGATGAAGAATAGTCTTTATGGAAATATTAACGCTAAACGCAAGCGTATCGCTGCTGGATCAGGCGAAAAGATGAACAAGGTAGGTAGCAAAAACGCTCCTACAGCTAAAGACTTCAAGCAAGCAGCCAAGACTGCTAAACCTATGAAGGCCAAGAAAAAATGAAGATGACAAAGAAACAAGCCAAGATTGGCAAGGTAATGGGCGAGTACAAAGCTGGCACTCTACATTCTGGCAAGGGTGGTAAGGTAGTTAAGAATCCTCGCCAAGCGATTGCAATTGCCTTGAGTTCTGCTACCAAAAAATCTAAATTTAAGAAATAAGACTTAATTCAAGTTTTTGATGATCTGAGTTAGTTAAAAGCATAAGATTTTCAATTCGATTATCTGTCCCATCTCCGTTTATATGGTGAACTTGCTCAAAAGATTCAAGGGTTCTGCCTAAATGAATTTGCATTAAATAACGATGCTCACGAATTTGTTTGCCATTAACTGTAATTGTTATATATCTTTTTGGTGCAGATAGACCAGCTCTTTTCATAACTGGGCTATTGTTTCTAGCTTTTTCTGTAATCTCAGGATGAGCTAATGTAATACATCTACGAGAACAAAATTTAGCAGTAGCCTCTCTGTATTGAGGAGCATAAGATTCTTTTGAACAAAATTGACATAAATATTTTTTACCTTGCCTTCTCTTTTCTCCATTAGATTTCGCATATATAGATGCTAGATGAGTTGCTTGGCAAACTCTACAACAATATTTTGTAGATTTTCTGCGTGGTTTAAAGTTTTTAGTACATTGTAGGCAATTAATGTTTTCCATAAAAGCTATCCCCATGTGTTTTGTATAGCTATAGTATACTGTGAGGCAATATGAAGATCAAGGAAGCCGCCAAGATATTTGAGCGCATAGGTGTAGCTGGGTACAACAAGCCCAAAAGAACTCCAAACCATCCTACTAAAAGCCATGTAGTAGTAGCAAAAGAAGGCAATCAGGTTAAGACAATCCGTTTTGGTCAGCAAAACGTTAGTGGTAGTCCAGAAAGCAAAAATGAGTCAGCAGCAGATAAGGCTAGGCGTAAGTCATTCAAGGCTCGCCATTCTGCCAATATTGCTAAAGGCAAAATGTCAGCAGCGTTCTGGGCAAATAAAGTAAAGTGGTAAAAGTGTTGTAGAATAGCAACATCATCAACCATTAACCCAAAGGGAATGGAATGGAAAACGCTATAGAAAACAAGAATGTAGAAGTTGCCTCAACAAACAAGGGCGGTGCGCCTGTAGGCAATCAGAATGGCAAGAAGGGTAAGCTCTTTTACAACCAGCTCAGAGTAGCTCTAGTTCAAGAGGATAGCCGTAAGCTACGCACCATTGCAGAGAAGTTAGTAAAGGCTGCTGAACAGGGTGAGCCTTGGGCCATTAAGGAAGTAATAGACAGGGTAGACGGCAAGGCCGTACAGTCTACAGAGATTAGTGGTCTAGATGGTGGCATATTAGAAACCCTAAACACAATCAATATCGTACTTAAAAAGCCTAATGGAGCTTAATGTAGAGTTCCCAGAGAAACTAGAGTTTCTGTTCGAGCCGAGCAGATACAAGGTTCTTTATGGTGGTCGAGGGTCTGGCAAGTCCTGGGGAGTTGCTAGGGCATTGTTAGTTATTGGGCTACAAAAGAGCATTAGAGTCT